GGCCAATACTTTTAGCGTCAGCAGAACCGTTATTTGAAGCTACAGGCACACCTGCTTTAGTGGTAGGTGTAGTTGTGGCAGCTTCTTCAGCTTTCTTTTTCTTTGATTCGGCTAGTGATTGATTATACTTATTACTAAATGCGCCTTTCAGTTTTGTAGAGCTTTCCAACGCATTTTTAGCGGCACTAATACCCGAAATATCCATTACACCTTGCTTTGCAGCATTCCAAGCTCCTGAAAAGTCACGATTGAATAGTAACTTTATTGCATTAGCAATACTTCCAAGTCCTGAAAGTAACCCCGTAATACGATCAATTATATAATCTTTTAGAATAGTTCCAAATCCTTTTACAACTTCCCAAGTACCCTGTACGACTGCTCTGAAACCATCCATTCTATTGTAAGCGACTACTAATCCTCCTATTAGCGTACCAATTACAAGTACTATTGCTCCTAGTGGATTTGCACTAGCTACAACATTGAAAGCCCATTGTGCGGCAGTTGCTATGCCTGTTTTTACAGCTAATATTCCCTGAATACCAGCCCCAATAAGCATACGTGCATTCAATATTGACCATGCAACTGCTAAACCACCAAGAACACCTCCAACATACTGCAAATGACTTGCTAAAAATAATACTCCACTTCCAATTGCTGTAAGGGTTGGTAAGAATGCTTCACCAATTTTAATGGCTTCTACTTTCAACAAATTTAGTGTTATCAACCAATTGTCGAGTGGTGTTTTAGCATCTGCATACGCCTTATTTGCTGCACCTTGTGAATTTACAACAGCATCAATATTTGTTTTCAATGCCGGAATATCTTGCATTAAAGTAGAGAACCCAAGAACCGCCTCCTGGTCAAGTCCTAGTTTTCCAAATTTGAGCATACGCTGTTTATCAGAAAGCCCTGACATTTGTTTGTTCAGGTCTGTAATGATATTCAATAATGGACGTGCTTTTCCTTTGTCATCAAATACATTGACACCAATACCTTTCAAGTCTTTTACACGATCTTTATTTGACAAAGCGCGCATAACTCCCTGTAATGCTGTAGTTGATTGTTCGGCACTCAGTTTTGTAGTAAGAGATGCAAATGCTCCAGCTGTTTCATCAAGCGCAAATCCAACGTTACGTGCTAGCGGTATAACCTTTGGCAGATATTGAGCAATGTCTTGAAATTCGGCTTTACCCTTATTAAGGGTTGCAAACATAATATCATATACCTTTGTAGCATCTTCGCCAGATGATAACATAACGGATGTAGCAGCTTTGGCAACCGTTTTAATGTCCGTAAAACCCGCTTTTGCTGCACGCAATGTAGGTTCAAGCATTGCCAAAGAATCATTAGCACTTAAGCCAGCTGATATGATTTGATTGAATGCTTCGGGAACTTGCTCCAATGGAGCTACATTTCGCCCTCCTATGTCGAGTATTTTATCTGAGAGTTTGCCCAATTCGACCTGTGAAAGCCCCGCTGTGACATTTATTTTAGCCATTTGAGTGTGCCAATCATTGGCCATCATTGTGGTTTTATAAATTCCCGCGCCAAAAGCCAGTACGGCAGCCGTCAGCAGTACATAAGGATTTGCAAGCATGGATAACGCACCGCTTACACCTGGTATTCTTTCTTCAATAGCATCAAAAGCTTTGATGTTATTCATTTTGAAAGCATCCAACTTATCTTGTATTGAACCGGTTGCTTTCTCAACTTGCTTTTTTGCACCGTCAAGGCCAGCCTTAAGATTGTTCTTAAGGTCAATAAGTAGCTGTAATTTAGCTATTCCATTAGCCATAAATAAAAATATTTAGTTGTTTGAGTACCAAATTAAAAAAGTCGTTGTATATTTGCACCGGTTAGTCTTGCGGGACATACCTCCAAAAAGCGTTAGCGACTTCGGTTGTTAACGCTTTTTCTTTGTTGTAAACTCACGTTTACCATCTTTGTTGAATAGCCAAAGTGTCAAGTCTTCCTTATCTGTATAGTGTTGCATTTGACCTTTTGCAATACGAACTGCACTATCTAAATCATTATCATCAGGTAATTGTAGCATCACAAAATCAGATTGACGTTTGCCATGCTTTATACCATTTTGAATGGATGACTTTGTACCCGATGAGACTTCAATTTCAACTACTGAACCATTGTACAGCATGTCGGCGTTCTTCAATGGATAGGTTTTCAAATAACTATCCGGTAAAAACAGCTTCTTTGCAGCTTTGTCTTTCTCTTCAATAATTGGAAGCAATTTTATTTTTGCCTTTTTATCAATACCTTTCAGTACTTTACAAGCATTAATGTTTTTGCTCAACTCTTTGTCGCCATGTAATGGGTGTATATCAATCGCTGTCTTATTTCCAATACTTACGGTTAGATAAGTGTTTTCAGGTGGTAAATAAGCTATTGATTTGCGTATTTCGGCCTTTGGAATGCCAACATAATACGGGTGATTCTTTGGATAAATCAAACCAGTTTGAGCCAAATTTGTACGGAACATTTCAGGTACCGGTGAGTCAGACGGCATGTCTTTTTTATTTCCATGCGCACCGGGTGCTTGAATAGCTTCACAGCGACATCCCCAACCATTTGGTGGGTAGTGAATAGACCAAAACGAGTCACTGATATTGCGAACTATACCATCTAATACGGCATGACTTGCACGTACAGCGTCATCGCCAACAGTTTGATACTCCAAAAATGGAATGTCCTTTGCATCTTTGGTGAACTGAACCCAACGCGATGCGCTCTGTGATGAAGCAACTGACATGTCATACTCAGTACGCAACCATGTTTCGTTATACTTCTCGCAAATCTTTTGCGCTTCTGTTTTGAATGCTTCGAACTCGCGTAACTTGCCGTTTTCGTCTTTTAAAGCAAGCGTTAAGTCGCGCATTTGCTGGTAATCCTTTGCTGCACTGAAACTCCATACATCACGCGTCAGGCGTGTGAGCATTTCGGCATCAGGCGTTGTCCAATCAACTGCAACGTTGCTGAATGACTCACTTGTTTTATCGGTCAGTAAACCGCCAATCAACTTCAGTATTGAATTACCCGGCTTTGTTCCTGAATGAACTGAACCGATAAGTTTTTCAACTTCAGGTGTGAGTTTTCCGAAATAGTCAGGCGGTAATGTAACTGTAGCCGTTGGGTGAGTTCCACCGCAGTCCGGGCATGAGTATTCGTATAAGGCACGGGAAACAACCTTTGCCCCAGGTTGTTTCCTTACTTGAAATTTCCGGACAGTCCTCCACCTGTATTTTGCTTCACACCTGTAATAGGCAAATTGAATGTTTTCATCACTTCATTTTCATCTAAATCATAATGAGCTAGTGCTTCTGAAGTGATTTTCCATTGTTCGGTAAGTGACAAATCCTCATTATCATCAAATTTGAATGACATTTTAGTGTTGTCGAATGGGAAACCAAATGATTGTAATACAGGATAAAGCTGATCGACTACAACAAACATAATCATACGCTTGTCTGAAGCTGATATTTTATCGTCCAATGTCTCTTGGTGTACACTCGTTTGTGAGCGGTTTGCACCCTCATCGACCATGGTTGTTGAACCAATCATACACTTTGAGACTTGGTTATCGTGAAACTTAGCCGGGTCAAGATATACCTTTTCGGGATTTCCAGCATTGGCCAGCGCGTGAACCTGTATCTCAGAGCCTTTTGGTAATACTCCAGTTCCTGACTCTCCAAGGGTTTTTAAGCCAGCATCAATCCGATCTACATCCTGTTTGTTGGCCGTAGTAGCTGTGATAAGAGGCATTCCGAAACGTTCTGAGAACTCAGCATTTGACTGCATAAGGTTTCGTTTCCATATAACATTCGGAGCAACTGTATTAATTAAACCAAACTTTGAACTGTGTGATATTTCAATTACATCAGCTTCGGCCGAATAATCAATGAATGTATTGCCTCCGACTTCTAAATATAGACGTTTTTTTTGCGGACAGATATTACGACGTGGAATCAATGATAAACGTATAACTCCATTTTCATTAAATAGCTGAACGACTGTATATTTTCTAAAAATAGCATCTAGAGCCATGTCAAGAAACTCATAGAACCATTGTTTGTTTAGAAAATTGGTTTGTTCGTCAAGTTTATCACCTGTATTTATATCGGTGACATAAAACGGGTGATTCAATGTACCCAACTTGCGAACATCAATAACAGATGATAAGTGAGCATCTAAAACCAAGTCATCAATCAAGTCTTGTAATAAATACCAACGAGGGTCATCAGGGTTCTCAGCTAGCTTTAGTCCATTTCTCCACTTGTCAATCCCTTTACGTCCTCTGTCTTGAAATTCTTGTACAAGTTTTAAAATAATGTCGTTGCTAGGCGATGAAGTTGCAGCTGCTGTTGGAGTTGAATAGCCTTTTTTTTGGGCATATCTTTCGTTTATATTCATTTTAAAGTGAGTTTAAAGTTACCATTTATGATTCTCAGGTTTACGACTTGATAGCCTGAATTCGCTATATGCTTCGCCTGTATTCTCGTCTACTAGTGTAGGTAAGTCGGCTAAAGTTTCACCATTACCTACATCTTTAAGCCAATCAATGGCATCCTGATAGCGGTCTTGTCGGTGTTGTGGTACATCTTTTGAGCCTGATTTGCTGTACAGGTGATATAATGCAATGTCGATAGTTATTGTTACTATCC